AGGAAACTGTGAAGTCCCCTATACACGAAGATTTCTCGTATAGTTCCTTTAGCGAAGGTGAAAAGATGAGAATCGACCTTGCCCTTCTCTTCACTTGGCGTGAAGTAGCGCGTGTCAAAAACTCTGTAAACACCAACCTGCTGATTATGGACGAAGTGTTTGATTCTTCACTTGATGGATTTGGAACTGATGAGTTCCTCAAGATCATCCGATATGTTATTAAAGACGCCAACATTTTTGTCATCTCTCACAAACAAGATATGCGTGACAAATTTGAAAGTGTCATAATGTTCGATAAAGTCAAAGGATTTTCACGTAGAGTATCTTCAGATACGGAGGAGTAATGATTATCCCAAACTGGCAACATCATTCCAGTAAGGAACAGAAACCTACTCTCAAACCTCAGGCAATGAGGGATCGCAGAGAGGCACTCAAAGCATTTAAGAAGAAGCATAAGAACCGCCCTGATAAGGCGGTTTCGTCGTATTATGAGACCATAAGATTGATAAATACCTAAAAAGTATTTTTATACCGATGGACAGCTTTTACGAAGAGATGTATGAATACCTCATCTCTGAAGGTATTGAGGATGAGGAAGCAACAGAAGTTGTAAACTATCTCTTCGAGGATAATATTCATGAGTACTTTGCTCTGACCGAAAATAGGGGCAGAGCATTTTTAAATATGCTCAGAGCAGTAGGATATATGTCTGGTGTTCTTAAGAAACCTGGCGCTAGACAAGCAGTAAGGCAGGTTACAAAGAAAGTTCAAGGAACTCCTCTTCAAGGAAATCTTCTTACAAAGAAAGGAACAGCACAAAACTTCACTGGTGGAAGAACACCATTCACTAGTACTAGTCCTGTTCCTGCTGCAAGTTCTAAACTTCCACAACCACTTAAACCACCTGCAGAAGTACCAGGTCAGATGAGAATTCCTGGATTGTCTAGTAGAGCGCAAGAACTGAGAAACGTTACAGGTAATCCTAGTCTGGGACTTCCTGGTAATAAGAGTGGTGGATTTGCCGTTGCTGGTGGCAAGGCATCTCAAAGAAGTATGCCAACTCTCAAGGCACAACCACAAAGAACTGCACCTTCACTTCCTCAACCTCCAGCGTCACCTGTTGTACCTAAAGTTGATAGAGTTATTGGTGCTGTCAAAAAATCTGCTCTCCCAGTTGGAGTTGCTGGTGCTACTGGATTAGCACTTAGTGGTGGTGAAGGTCCTAAGAAATCGGAAGACCCACGTAGACCTGATGGTTCTCTGCCACCATATACTCCACCAAGACCTCCTGCAGATCCAAAACCCGAAGTAAAACCAGAACCACCAAAAGAAGAAAAAACTACAAGACCTTCTACCGAACTTAGTGCTGCTGCTAAGGATTTTGATAAAGCGTTTGCTGCTGCTAGAAAGGCAGGTAAGAAAGAGTTTACCTGGCGCGGAAAGCAATACAATACTAAATACAAGGGAGAATAATTTTCATATTACGATGGAAGCAAAAGACGTACAATCCTTACAGGAGGCTTATGCTTCCATGTATACCACTTCTGAGGAATCTCAGACTGAAGTAGTTTCGGAAACTGTGGTTAGAACTGGTCCTGATGGTAAACCAGTTTTTCCGCATAGTAAGGGTGGACCTACAGAAGCTGAAGTACGTAGGGATATGAGAGCAGGTAAGAAACCTGCACCTTCTACAAGAGCACCTAAGAAACCTTCGCCTGCACCAAGAGCAGATACAAAACCTGCACCTTCTACAAGAGCAGGTAAGCAAATGAAAGAAGAATCGTCAATTGATGAGGGTATCATGGGTGCTCTCAAGAAAGTTGGCAAGGCAGTTCTTGGACCTGCTGACCAATCTCCTGAAGCAGAAGCAGCAAGAATGGGTAAGCGTAAGGGACCTGGTACTCCTATGAAAAAGCCAGGTACTCCTAATATGAAGGAAGATGCAGATGTCTTTGATATTGTTAAGGAATATCTGATGACTGAGCATGATGCAACCGAAGAGGAAGCATTGAAAGTCATGCTTGAACTCACTGATGAGGAGAGAACTTCTATTGTTGAAGGTACTCCTGCCGATAGAGCACGTAGAGCTGTTAAGAATCAAAGAGATGGATATTATGGTGATGATCATGCACTGACCAAAGAAATGGAGGCAACAAAAGCCGCTGTACTTAGATTGAAGAAAGTGTGAACCACTTTTAAAACTGTCTATTGGGAGGTCTTCGGACCTCCTTTTTTTGTATAATAGGTCCATACGCAACCAAGCAATGGCAGTTTCTCACGAAATCAAATCTCAACTTGCTAAACTCCTGGCGACTGAAGACCTGGTAGTTGAGCACAAGAAAGTGGAGACTGCCTGCTTCAATGTTCACACTCGTGTGTTGACTCTGCCGATGTGGGAGCAAGCAAGTGGGCAAGTATACGATATGCTCGTGGGTCACGAAGTTGGACATGCTCTGTATACTCCTGATAACGATTGGTTCCGTTCTAGAAATATTCCTCCTCAGTTCGTGAACGTGGTTGAAGACGTTCGTATTGAGAAGTTGATGAAGCGTCGTTACCTTGGTATCTCCAAAACTTTCTATCGTGGATATCAGGAACTTGCTGAAGAAGATTTCTTCCAGATTGCTGATGAAAATCTGAACACGATGAATCTTGCTGATAAGGCAAATCTTCATTTCAAGATTGGTAACTTTGTTGATATTGATTTCAGTTCTGAAGAAAGTGTTCTGATTGATAAGATTGCTAATACAGAAACCTTTGATGATGTTCTGGATGTTGCTGAGGAACTCTATAATTTCTGTAAGAAGCAACAAGAGATGAAGACCAAGACTGATGACCTTCAAATTAGCGGTGGTCAAGAAGGTGGTGAAGACCAACCTGAAGTTAATAATGATCAGGATCCTGGTATTGAGCAGCCAACTAATGATGCACCTCAAGAAGAGTCTGATGAGTTTGGTTCAGAAGAACCTGAAGAAGGTGAATCTTATGGTGGAACTGATAATGATGATGAACCAGAAGTCTCTACAATGGATAGTTTGGATGAAGCTCTGAAAGATCTTGCACGTACTGATGGTATTGAAAATGTTTATATTGAAATTCCTAAGATTAATCTGAACAAAATTATTGTCAGTAATTCTGAAGTACATTCGCGATTTGGTGAGTGGGATGAGTGGTTGGAAGAACATCAGATTCTTGAAGAGGATATCTTTGGTTCTGTTGACAAGGAGTTTCTGAAATTCAAAAAATCTGCACAGAAAGAAGTCAATTATCTGGTGAAAGAGTTTGAGTGTAAGAAAGCAGCAGATTCTTATGCTCGCGCTACAACTGCCCGTACTGGTGTTCTTGACTGCTCTAAACTTCATACTTACAAATATAATGAAGATCTTTTCAAGAAAGTGACTACCCTTGCCGATGGTAAGAATCATGGTCTTATATTTGTTCTTGACTGGAGTGGTTCTAT